AAAACTGACTCTACTGACAACTGGTATATGTTTGACTCGAGCCGTGATCCATTTGGCATGACAAACTCTTTGTATGCAGATGTTTCATCATCTGAAGGCGAATCATCAGGACGTACAGTGACTGTTGATTCTGACAGCATGACTCTTGGTACAAACTCTGCAATTAACGCCAACGGTGCAACTTACATCTACGCCGCATTCGCAGGAAGCTACTCAGACTACATCACTGACTACAACGAAGATGGCTCTATTGACAGCCGTGTGAAGGCTAATGATACCACTGGCTTCTCAATTGTATCTACAGATAACCACACAGGTTCAGAGACGGTCGGTCACGGGTTAAATCAAGCACCCGATTGGATCGTGGCAAAAGCTAGAAATGGCGCATTACTTTGGCCTGTCTATCACAGTGCATTAGGAAGCACAAAACGACTTAGATTAAATGATACAACTGCCGCAGAAACAAATGCGGTTTGGGGCAACACTGACCCAACTACAAGCGTTTTTACCTTTTATCAATCAAGTAATACATACGATTACATCTTTTACTGTTGGGCAGAGAAGACTGGCTACTCTAAGTTTGGGACTTATACAGGGAATGGATCGACATCTGGGCCAAGCATAACGTGTGGCTTTAAGCCCGCAATGATTATCCTGAAACGCACAGACTCAGGCGGATCATGGACTATCTCTGACAATACTAGGGATACCGTAAACCCTGTTACGCCTTATCTATTTCCACACGCATCTGACGCTGAAGCAACAGACTCAAGTAACGAGATAGACTTCAACAGCAACGGCTTCCAGATCAAGCACGATACCCGCAATAACACTAGTGGTGCAACATACATCTATGCCGCCTTTGCAGACACAAGAGAAGCGGCCTTCTGGTTAGATCAGTCTGGTAATGACAACGATTGGCAACCAGTTAACCTAGACCATAACGATACGTTGTTGGATAGTCCGACTGATAACTTTGCGACTTGGAATCCACTTATACCAAGCACTGGTACGTTTGCAGATGGGAATTTGTCTGTGACTACAACAGTAGATGAAGCAACTTCTGGCACTACACTGCCATCGGCAGGAAAACATTACTGCGAAATAATCTGTACGTCTGCGACTACTATTGCCAATGCTAGACTAGGTGTTACAAATGCAGATGGTATTGGTACTCCGCTAGGTGCTAATACAAACACTTGGGCATATCTTGCTGATGGCCGTGTATACCACAATAGTTCTGCATCATCTTACGGAACGACACTTGCTGTTGGTGATGTATTCCAAATTGCTTTGGATATTGACGCAGGAAAGGTTTGGTACGGGATAAACGGAACTTTTATGGCTTCAGGTGATCCAACGGCAGGAACAAATCCATCCCAAACATTTACAGCAAACCAACAGATGACATTTGCAGTAGCATCGGGCAGTGGCACATTTACGTTTGTAGCCAATTTCGGCCAACAACCATTCAAATACGATCCACCTGCGTAGGAACTAGACATGGCATATTTACCACTCAGCACAGCCAACCTACCCGATCCTGCGATAGACCCTGCACAGGGAAGCAGTCCTGCGGATTACTTTGATGTTTTCACATGGACAGGAACAGGAAACACTGGACGATCTTTTACAGATTTGTCATTCCAACCGGATTTGGTTTGGGCGAAAAACAGAAATAAAGCATATGGTAACGTGTTGTATGACAGTGTTCGTGGCGCAGGAGCAAATAAAGAATTAAGTTCGGATATAACGGGTGCAGAGGGGTCGTTGGTTACTAGCATTTACGATTATCTGAGTTCTTTTGATAGTAACGGGTTCACAAGCACATTCTCGGGAAGCAACTTTGCCGCTTACTTCAACGACTTAAACGATCCGTTTGTCGCTTGGAACTGGAAAGCCAACGGCTCTGGTGTCAGCAACACAGATGGCTCGATAACGTCTACGGTGAGTGCGAATACAGAGTCTGGGTTTTCTGTAGTGTCTTGGTCAGGAAATCAAACTTCTGGGGCAGATGTAGGACACGGCCTCAACAGCGCACCTCAAATAATTATTACAAAATGCCGGACTCACGCAACAAGTTGGGTTGTGGGTATTGGCGGGATCAGTGGCTTTGGAGTGAACGATTATTTAATTTTGCAAACAACAAATGCAAAAGCATCATCGTCTACTTTTTATCAAGCATACGACACAGATACATTTACCGTTGGGGTTTCTGCCGCTGATGAAATGAACAAGACAGGTAGAGACTATATTTCCTACTGCTTCCACAGTGTCGAAGGCTTCTCAAAGTTTAGCTCATACACTGGCAACGGTAGTACAGATGGCCCATTTGTGTACACAGGGTTTAGACCTGCTTTCTTGCTTGTGAAGCACATCAACGGAACACAAGATTGGCATATGCTAGATTCTGAACGAGGCTCTTACAACGTCATTGGACCGTATTTGTACGCAAACAGTAATGGCTCTGAAAACAATGCGACAAAAGTAGATTTCTTGTCTAATGGCTTCAAGATTCGTGTGGGTGACAACGCAATGAACTCTAACGGAAATACTTTGATCTACATGGCCTTTGCCGAAAACCCATTTAAGTACAGCAACGCTCGCTGATAGGAGATAGAAACAATGTGGACTTACTTAGGTAAGCGTGTAAGAGAAGGGCGAGTGTTCACAGACAACACAGGCCGTAAGTATCCGCCACAGTGGTGGTATCGCACAACAGACGCAGAGAAGACTGCACTGGGCTTAGTCCACGTTGCTGATCCTGCACCATACGACAATCGTTTTTACTGGGACGCTAATACCCCAAAGGCACTGGATGATGTGAATGAAGTTGACGCCGAAGGCAATCCCATCTTGGATGAAAGAGGAAATCAAATCATCACAAGAGGACTCAAGTACAACGCCATTCAGCAAACAAAAGCAACAGCGGCAGGACTCCTACAACCAACTGATTGGATGGTTACGCGCAAGGCAGAGGCGGGAACGGCGATACCAAGTGCCGTTGGAGATTACAGAACGGCTGTCCGCACTGCGTCAGGCAATATCGAAACTGCGATAACCAATGCGTCAGACCTTGCGGCGTTCATGGCGTTGTATGATGCAACATACGATGCAGATGAAGTTCAAACCGCACCCGCACCTATGAACAATTGGCCTGATACGATCTAAGGGCAGGATGTGAAAGAGATGGCAACAGAAAGCACTAAGACATTTGTAGACGGTTTAAGTGTAGTAACAGTAGTAGGAACTATTGGCGAGATGTTACCACCGCTAGCGGCCCTGTTTACTTTGGTGTGGACAGCAATAAGAATATACGAAACTAAGACAGTGCAGAGGCTTCTAGGAAGGAAACCTCCTAATGCTAACTGAGCTTGCCGCCGCTAATGCCGCCTTTGGTGTTATTAAAGAAACCATTGCTAATGGTAAAGAACTGTATGAAGCAGGAGAAGCATTAGCAAAGTATTTTGGCCTCAAGGCTGAGATACAAAAGAAAGCGCATGAACACGGATATAAGTCTGACCTTGAAGCGTTTATGGCTACAGAGCAACTCAAAGAATATGAGGATGCTCTAAAACAAATGATGATCTGGCAAGGGCGAGCCGGGTTATGGACAGATTGGTTAGGCTACCAAAGCAAGATGAAGGAAAGTCGTGAAGCCGCAGAGAAAGCTGAGAAGGCCAAAAAAGTTAAACGTAAAAACCAGATTGTTGATCTTTGTATTAGCATCTGTTTGGGCATTAGCGTTCTCTCAGCCATTGGCTTGGTGATATACATCTTCTATTGGCTCAGTAAACAGTAGGTCACTTATGTGGGTATTATTTGCAATCTTAATTCAGGCTGACGGATACACTGTTTATCCTCAAGGCCCGTTCGCAACAATGGATCAGTGCTTTGAAGCCCGACAGTATTTTATGGACACAGCACCAAAGCCTAAAATAAACTATGAAGCAGTGTGTATACAGACGGACGTAACAGGTAATGGCGCATGATTGGATTGGTCACAGCTATCACGAACTTGGCAGGTACATGGGTCAGTGCCAAGGCGGAATCAACCAAAGCCACGGCAGAGGCGAAAGCCACCGCACTGAAAACAGCGGCCCAGTCCACAGCGGATTGGGAACGCATCATGGCAGAAGCGTCCAAGAACTCGTGGAAAGACGAGTGGTTAACGATAGTGTTCAGCATCCCTCTGATTTTGGTTTTTATACCAAGTATGGTTCCACATATACAGCAGGGATTCAACGCATTGGCAACTTTGCCGATATGGTATCATGAGATTCTCATGGTAATTGTACTGGCCTCATTCGGTGTTAAAGCCGGTAAAGGTCTAATGGAAATGATAGGGAAGAAATAATTATGCCTATGGGAATGAAATATACTACAAAAACTCCTCGTGGAAATCGAGTTACTCGTAAATCTTTTATGAAAAAAACAACTACAGCTAAACAAACAACAAAATCAAACTCTAAAAGGAAAAAGTAATATGGCTAAAGGTGTCAAGCACTATTTTAAAGACGGTACAGAGCACAAAGGGGCTACACACAAAGACCCTAAAGGCAGACCAATGTCAGGTGCTCGACACACTAAAAATAGCAAGTACTTGTATCACATGAACGAGTTATCTGCTACAGCTAAAAAGAAAGGGATGAGAGGTAAATAAAATGCCACAAGGTAAAAAACATAGAGATCCGGGAGCGGTACAACGTGCTATGAAAAAAGAATCAGCCGCACGTAAAAAAGATGCAGAATTTGCTAAGAAAAATAAATTAACAACAAAACAAAAAACACTACCAAAAGCACTGCAATCTAAAATTCTTAAAACAAAAAAGAAAAAGTAATGGCTACCCCTACAAACAAAGCACTATACAATCGCGTGAAGGCTGAGGCTAAACGTAAATACAAAGTATGGCCTAGTGCTTATGCTTCAGGTTGGCTTACAAAGGAGTACAAAAAGCGTGGCGGCAAATACAAGTAAGAAGCCTAAAGGTGGTCTTACTAAGTGGTTTAAAGAAGACTGGCGTGACCTAAAGACAGGAGAGAAGTGTGGACGTAAGTCTGCAAAAGGCGGAAGCAAAAGACCTTATCCTTCCTGTCGTCCTAAAGCTGTAGCACAAAAGATGACAGCGGCTGAAAAGCGTAGTAGTACATCTCGTAAGACTGGCCCTGCTAAGATTAAACACAAAGTAACTGCATCAGGAAAACGTAGAAAATGAGTAAGCCAAAGTTTCCACCAAACCCGCAACCAAAGATTGACAACCGTAGTATTCCAAAAGGTTATACATATATTCCCGGTGAAACGTATACACCTAAAAAATCTAAAACATCAAAAAATAAAAAGGTGGATGACGATAAAAACTGGAAACGGTTACCTAACCAACCAAAAGGATACAGATTTTAATGGCTAAATCAAAAGATCCTAAGTTAGCTCGTGCAGGTGTAAGTGGCTACAACAAACCTAAACGCACTCCGGGTGGTTCTAAAAAGTTTGTAGTGGTTGCTAAAGAAGGCGACACAACCAAGACTATTCGTTTTGGTGACCCTAACATGACGATTAAAAAAGACCAACCTGCTCGTAGAAAGTCCTTTAGGGCACGACACAAGTGTGACACAAATCCACCAAGTAAACTAACTGCACGTTATTGGTCATGTAAAAAATGGTAACACTTGACAAATCAACAAAAGTATGCTATAATATTATCTCTTAAGTAGGAAACGCAAATGACTTATTTATCAATTGTTAATAATGTTCTTAAACGATTAAGAGAACGTACAGTTTCTACTGTAGAGGAAAATACTTATTCTACTTTAATTAGTATGTTTGTCAATGATGCCAAGCAAGAAGTTGAACAAGCATGGGATTGGTCAGCCTTACGAACAACACTAACGGCAACAACTACAGCAGGTGCATTTGCGTATGAGTTAACAGGCGCAGGTGATAACATGAAAATGTTGGACGTTGTGAACGACACATCTAATGTGTTTATGACATACAAGACTGCCTCTGATTTTAACAATTACTATTTAAATTC